GAAGTATCTACTGAAACTATCGTTGACAGCACTGCTGTTGATCTCGATAGCCTTGAAGCAGCTGCTTACGAGGTAGAGGGTGAAGAAGCTTCAGCTGAATAATACTGAGTCTAGCCAACCCGAGGGGGGCTGCACTCGATGGAGTCTAAAGCTACGCCGGTGGAAGCCCGGGCCATCTGCTCCCCTCATCCTATACTGCACTCCAGGGTGTATAAAAATCCGTAACAGGTGCACCTGTGGCGGTTGACTTCGGAGAAAAGAATCCAAAGGGGGAGGTACGTGAACCGATAGCGTCTTAGAAAAAACCCTCTCTATAAGCCTCCTTAGCTCAGTTGGTAGAGCCACTGATTTGTAATCAGTAGGTCGTTGGTTCGAGTCCGACAGGAGGCTCAATATAGGTTGAACAGGGAATGACAATGATTATGATTTGAGCCTTTATACTGATCATCATTGTCGGAGTTGGCAAGTATAAAGCCTTAGCAACGCTGTTCGTAAAAGGGGATGTCCACGCAACCATCTTCCCCTTTCCTTTCTTAAATTTTAATTTTATCTATATGTTAAAGACTTTTAGTTGCCAATTATTCAATGATAGTGAGTGTGAAAATATAATTAACCACTTTCACAAAATGACCCCACAAGTAATGTTGGGACAAAATGTTAACCCCGCTTGGAATGGTCGTTTATTAAATGCCTACGAATGTGAAAAACCTATTAGGGATTTACTCCATTCTAAAATCATTCAACTATCTACTATGGTTTCCAGATTTTATAATGTTGATCAAGTATACCCTGAAACTATTCACATTGTAAGTTGGGGTAAAGGCACTTCATTAGGAGTACACTCTGATAATACATTTATTGATTCAGACGAACCACATTATTCCCCAAATCGCAATTACTCGGCTACATTTGCTTTGACTGATGAATTTGAAGGGGGTAATTTTTTCTTTCAAGAAAATGGTAAGCAAGTAGTTTTGCCTTCTAGAAAAGGATGGGGTTATGTATTTGGAGCAGGTCCCGAATATGCCCATGGTGTAAATGAAGTAACTGAGGGTCATCGTTATACTGTAGCTGTTTGGTATACTAAAGATTTTAATCATAGTCTTTACGCAAAAGGTCTTGCCTAAACTAGCATATATGTATATGCAGATGGACATTAATAAAATATTTGATCTATTTGGTTCAGCAGACTTTGATACTCCCTTAGAGAAAAAAGCAAAAGCTGCTGATGGTCTTATATTGATTCAAGAAACACCCATGTTTTGGATCGGTATGTTTAAAAAGATTATCTTAAATAATCAAATATTTTACCATCAATTAAAAAGCCACCTTCCAGAGGAATTATTAAAAGAAATGGCTCAAGGAGATGATTTGGCTGATATGGTTACATACTCAAGAGCATGGTTTTATATCTCTAAACTAGATTTAAAGCGTAGAGTAGACATAGATGCATTATCAACATTTACAGATAATGATCTACTTTATGCATCAGAAATGGCACTTCGTTTTTTTGAAGGTAAAGAAGAATACGAAAAGTGTGCTCATATTAAAAAAGTCCAAGACACTATTAAAAAACTATTGGATAAAGCGTGATTTTATATCACTCTATCATTATATTACTATATAACTAAAAATTTCGATTATGCGAAACCCAGAAATAGCCATGAACAAGCTTGAAAAGCTTGAAGGCAAATTTAAAACAATGTATGTGATGCTTACTCGCCCTGGCACAACAGCTGATCAATACAAACAAATCCTAGGCGAATCAGAAGAGATTATTGCTGATCTTAAAACTATGATTCAACGTCAAGGTTAATTTAAATTAAAGTTATGAATCTTACAGCAGAACAAATCCAAAACAATTGGAACTTATTTTTGGGTATTATTAAAGAACATATTTCTTCACCCCGTAAAGAAAAACTACTTGAATTCTATAACCAGTATGCTGAGCGCATTATGCTCATGCCTGCTGCTCACAAAAAAGAATACCATAATGCTTTTCCTGGGGGTTATGTAGAACACGTTATTCGTGTTGTACGTTGTGCCCTTAAACAACACCAATTGTGGGCTGATGAAAATGCCGATATGTCTGGTTACACTATTGAAGAACTAGTATTTGCTGCTTTGAACCACGACCTAGGTAAAATGGGAGACGAGGAACACGAATCATACATCCCCCAAACTGACCAATGGCGTAAGGATAAGTTGGGTGAAGACTACATGTTCAACACTAAACTTGCATTTGCTTCGGTTCCAGACCGTGGTTTGTTCATGCTTCAATCACATGGTATCCAGTATACGTTTAACGAGATGCTCGCGATTCAAACACACGATGGTTTATATGATGAAGCAAATAAGAAATATCTTATGACTTATCTCCCAGAACAAAAACCACGTACTTGTCTCCCATTTGTTCTTCACTTTGCTGATATGATGGCGGCTCGTATTGAGTTTGAACGTGAATGGTTACCTAAACTAAATGGAGATGCTCCTGCTAAAAAGAACTTTAAAATAGAAACCAAGAAGCCCACTCCGGCTGCTGCAAAACAAAAGGCACTTAGTTCTGTTAGAAGTGAAGGTTTAAAAAATTTATTAGATAATCTATGATTTATATTATATCTATTTTATCCATACTGGTCGTGGTCCTGGGATTCACGACCTTTAACCTTTTAAAGAAAACTGAAAGGTATGAGGATGAGCTCAACAAAAGACAAGATGCTATTATCTCTTACCAGGAATATATCAATGGTTTGGGTAGTACAGTAGAATTTATGACTAAGCGTATTGACGAGATTGATTCGCGAGGTACTTTTAAAAGTGATGATGAAGTAGGTTTTTTCTTCGAGCGACTTAAAATGTTAAACGAAATGTTAAAACCCTACAATGTTAAATTATGAGTGAAATAGCCCCAAAAAAGAAAAAAGGTGTACAATACTTTACTCAAGAGACAGAAGATGCAATTGTAAGGTATAATAAGTCAACTGACCCTATAGAAAGAGAAAAGATATACCACAGGTATATTCACTATGCTTTCTTTAAGTTAACCGAAAATATCATTCATACCTTTAAATTTTACTATACTGAAGTAGAAAATATTGAGGATCTCCAGCACGAGGTAATTACCTTCTTATTATCTAAAATGCATTTGTATGATCAAACTAAAGGATCTAAAGCATATTCTTATTTTGGTACAATCGTAAAACGATATTTAATTATATCTAATACGCGAAATTATAAGCGTAGAATTGATAAAGCACCAGTTGAAGGAGTAGAAGAGGACGAACGCCATTCATATATTATAGATGAGATGACGGCAAGTGATCCCCACCAAGATAAACTATCTATTTTTATAGATCTTTATACTGGATATTGTACTGAAAATATTTTTGAATTGTTTGCTAAAGATGAAGATGCTCAAATAGCAGACGCAATTTTGGAACTATTCCGTAAAAGAGAAGATATAGATGTATTTAATAAGAAAGCTCTATACATTTATATTCGCGAGCAGGTTGATGCTAAAACACCTAAAATTACTAAAATAGCAAATCAGTTGTATGATATATTTAAACGCAACTATATCTATTATCTAGAACACGGTTATGTAGATTTTAAATAACCTAGTATTTATAACTATGAGCCAGTTTGATAAAATAGTATTTGGTAAGAAAAAATTCTCGGATCTCCTAGAAGAGATTTATAATAACCAACAGAAAAAAGATAAGCAGGTAACTGCTCTTATCAAGGAACTGCAACCTATGATTGAAGAAATAGGTGATGCTACTCTTATTGTTCCATTAATTAAAGAATATATGGAAATAGGAGTTAAAAACGATGACCTTTTAATTAAAATGGCTGCTTTAGCACAACGTGCTATGAATAGTGAAGGTGGAGAAAGTGCATTAGGCATTTCAGACGAGGAAAAACAACAACTACTTGACGAAATAAGCAAGTTTAAATCTGAATAAATATGGCTAGTAGTAAAGGTCTAATAGCTATTAATAATGTAGCTAACAGTTCTAAACAAAATAGTTTTGGAACCTTTACTAATATGGGGCTTAATGGTCTTATAATTGCTGGACGTGTTATTAGTATTGTATTAGATGAAGCCCACCCAAGATTTAAAGAATTTGGAGAATGGAATGGTTTAGGTACTATTGAATTTGATTTAATAGAAATCCCAACCCCAAATAATCAATTATACCCTACAGCTAAACCTTTAGACCCTTCAGTTAAAAGTTTTCCGTTAGTAAATGAAATTGTTTATATTTTAGCTTTACCTAATACTAATATAGGTGAATTTGCTTCTACTAAAACTAATTATTATATAAATACTGTAGGGGTTTGGAATCATCCCCATCATAATGCCTACCCCCAAAATTCTAACATACTTCCACCAGCCCAACAAAAAGATTATATTCAAACCCAAGCAGGTAGTGTTAGAAGAATAACGGATCAATCTACTGAGATATTTCTAGGAAGAACATTTGTTGAAAGGGGA